CCCCGTAGGTCATACGCGGGTAAGTACCTTCTTCCGTGTAGTAGAAGAAGTCGCCGTTATAGACAAACTCCGTATCAGACACAGTACCCATAACAAGGTCAGCGTCGTTCTCCCAAGAAAACCAGACCTCGGGTACGATGCTGTTATCGACAGGCACTCGTATGAAAGTATCAAGTTCGTAAGGCAACTGCGCAACCGTAGTCGTCTCCCGGTACGGAACCAGATGCCCAGACTTAACCCTAGAGTTAATAGCCAGAGTCGCAACATTCACCTGTTCGCCTTCCGGCAACAAGTCATCCCCCGTGCGGGGGATCATGCCGTAGAATCTTGTGATGTTAAACGCAGGCATTACAGACCATCCGCCCATGCCTCAACATCAAACGTCGGGCATTTCTTGTGCTGGTCATAGTAGTAGTGGCCACGGACAACGGCTCCGGGGTAGTCTCCTTTAAGGTCTTCGACCAGCATCCTTAGCGTTTCCCACTGGTCAGCGGTGAAGTTGCAGTCAGGGTGCGGCGCACGAGACTTCCCGCCCACTAGGCAGACACCCAAGCTATAGGCATTACGGCCTTTAACGTGTGCGCCTGCACGGTTTTCTGGTCGGCCCGTCTCAATGGTGCCGTCCCTGCGGATAACGTAGTGGTAGCCGATATCCAGCCAACCGTTGTCTTCAGTGTGCCACTGCCGAATCTCCTCAACCCCGATATCCATGTCGGGGTAAGTGTAGGAGCAATGCACAATGATTTCGTCTATTCGTCTCATGCCCAGTTGTTGTATTTGACTGCTAAAGAACCGCGTGCGTTGCCAAGGTTGGCTCGCGCCCTGCGCTCACTCATGTGGTGCCGCGCTTTTTGCCCGTGATATGCCGCCATATTCTGATCTGTCCACGGGTTGTTCGGGAGTGCCAGCAGCGTATGTACAGCTTGGTGAACAATAGCGTCTTCCAGTTCGTTAAATACGTTCTCGGGCAGCCCTTTGGCATCTCGTGTTGGCCTCAATGCGTAAATAAGTTTGAGTTTGTATTCCTTGTCGTCGTTGGGAAACGGCAAGATAGTGAACTTGTCCGTCGAAACCTGCGTGAACACTCGCGGTGACCCACCGTCTTCAAACAGGTTTCGCTTAGGCACGAACTCAGGGTTTTCGTTGTAGACCACTTCGTTGAACACATGGCTGTTGACCGATGCACTAGGCGTGTCGGCCCACACTTCTTCGGGACTCAAACCGCCGTAGGCTTCGGCCCATGCAGGATACCGCCATGCAGCTTCATCAAACGTCAGCCGCTCCAGCGCCTCGCTATTTACACTGGCCAGAAGAACTGCATGGACGACAGAGTGTTGGGGTTTCTGGTACTTGTACTCAGGTACGCCGGGGCTGAGTGTGACTGGGGACATAGCGTGCCGCCACAACAGAGTTTCTTCGCAAACACGAATAGCCGCACGGCGAACATGGGACAGGATCGTAGGAGCAGGACAGCCCTCTACGTTCTCCCCAACATATCCCAAGATGTCTGCAAATTCTCTCATTGTTCGCTCCGTTCACGGCGGCTGCGTCGGTTGCCCCGACGGAGGCTGGTCTGCATTTCAGGTTCCTCGTCCAGCGTCATTGCGGACTGCGCCGATACACCCAGCGCCTGTTCATACAGGTTGCGGAACAACGCCACGCGCTCGGGGTTGTACATCTGGTCGTTGATAGAAGCTACAGCCGTGATAGTGCCATGCACCAAAGCCGTGAAGTACGCAGGCGGGACTAGCTGAATCTCATCGTTCAGACCGTAATCCGGTGGGGACTGCGCGTAGTCTACGACCAACGTCACACCTTCTTTCGGAGGCGGGTAGAGGAAAAAACGATTCGGGTTGCGCGGGTGGCGCATGTAGTTGATAGGCATCCCCGGTTCCTCCGAAGCCCAGCCTCGGTTGGAACGCTCCATCATGCTATGGGAAACCTCGTTGACTGATCCACCGCCCTTGACATAGAACACCTCGACCAGTCGAATGGAATCTTCGGGCATTTTCTGCACAGCAGAACCCGGAATAGTGTCTACTTCACCAAGATTGGCAAACAAGTCAGGGCGAAGTATTGCTGTTTGTTTGACCGTGTGGTTGACAAAAAGAAGCAGCGTCTCCGCAGCGTAGCTGTCGGGAGTTCTCAGTAACCCTGAATCTCTCTCCAGCCTACGAACTTCGTTAATGATGTCATTGGGCGTCATCCCTCATCTCCTGCGACCTAGTAGTGGGCGAAAGGCTATTACGCCTTGTTACCTGCTCACCAGCGCCCAACTGGTTGACGAACGACTCGTAGAACATCTGCGCTCTCTGGCTGGATACGTGTTCATCATCTACAGATGAAGCTAGGAACACAATGCAATCAGTCAATGCAGGGATGAAGTTGTCCTTGGGACGCTCATAGGAAGGTGCCGTAATCGAACTCGCCTGCACCGGCTGCAAAGCAGAGAACAATGAAAGACTCACACCACTAGCAGGCGGCGGGTTAAGGTAGAACACCCTTTGGTTATGCGGGTCTTTGACAAATTTCGTAGGCAGGCCGGGGGAATCAGATACCCATGCAACCTCAGAATTAGTGAAATCCCACCAGTCAACTTCTCTAACCGCAGTAGCGTCATCGCCTAAAGTAGCTCTCTGAATACCGAAGAAAGTAACTCCAGTAGGGGCTAACTGCCGGTAATCGCCTACATTCGGAGTAAAAGCCAAACCTTCGATACTGAACGCGTCGGGACGTAGAGTAAACATCCGCTGCATGGCATCGTTGAAGAACCACAGCATCTGCTCGTCTGAGTAACGCTTAACAGAACGGGTGTCGTTTAACAACACCCGCGCTCGTTCAATGACTAGCTGCGGCGTGAATGCCATAATCAGGCACCCAGTTCTTTCTCAAGCTGCTTGGTCAACTCCTGATCCAAGTCCTCGTTTCCCTTCGGCGGCTCTGGAACTTCCTTCGTCTCCAGATTCACCTTGGCCTTGCGGCCTTTCTGAGACTTCGGCTTGAACCGCTCAGGGTACGCCTGCTGCTCAGTGACTTCATAAAAGTCAGGGTTCTCAGCGAGGTGCTTGTGGTAGGAGTAGATTCTACCGTTCAGCTTGTGCTTCAGAAACTTCTCAGCCATTGTCTACTCCTTATGCACCAGAGGCAGCCACAGTTGCAAGAGTGTCACAACGCAGCCAGTTAGTGCCGTTACTGAATGCCAGAACTGGATCACCAGCCGCTCCGTTGGACACAAACACCACAGTGTTAGGCCAATCAGAGGCATCGGGGAGGTTGGCAACAGTGAAGCTGTTAAAGGTAACAGTGTCGGATTCAACATGGTTGATCTTTTGGCGGGATTTGGTAACGCCGGTATAAACACCCATCTTCCTTCTCCTTTGAAAAGGGGGAGGAAAACCTCCCCCTAGTCAGTTACACGGTGCCGGGGATATCCCCAAGATCACCAAACGTGTCACACACCAAAGCCCATACGCGAACCTTCAGGTCGCCCGGAGCAGCTACAGCAAACGTCATCCGCAGAGCCGTTTCATCTGCGAAGTAGATGCCTGCCGTAGCAGCGGAACCGAACGAGCCTTCAGCGTCGCCGTCTTCAGTGTCGAGGAAGTGCGTTGCCGCACCGTCGATACCAAGGCTAAGCTCAAGGTCATCAGTACCAGCTTCAGTGATATCCAAACCCGCTGCGACCACATACGTCTTCTCGGGAAGCACGAGGGCGTCCATAGAATCAGTAGCAACCAGTGCAGTAGCACCAGCAGCGGCACGTTCTGCCGTAATCTGAGCGAAGTCCAACTCCATCTCCACCAGAGTGGTGCGGTTGTTGTTCTTGGCCAAATAGGCAGGCGAGTTCTTGAAGAACCCGATTGAGTCAGTGTAATGCGCCATGGTGGTTACTCCTTACGCAAAGCGAACGACAGAGGTGGACAGGGCTTCGGGCTTGGTTGCCTTGTAGCCGTAGACCTGAAGACCACGGATGATGTTGCCGAAGGTGGACTCTGCACGGAGCGATTCCATCTCGGTCATCTGCGAAGCGAAGGTGAAGCCCATCTTGTGACCGGCGATGATATGCACGCCGCCTGTACCGTTGGGGTTGATGTCGTTGAACAGGTTGTGGCTCATGTAGAGCGTGAACCGNTCAATCATGCCCAAGCGACCATTCCGCAGAACGGATACGCCGTCACCGGCCAGAGAAGCATCCTTCAGTTCTGACTTCTTAATCAGGTTCGCAAAGCGAGCCGGAATGATCATGTAGCGGTCAGACTCAGGGACGTTGTTCTCATCCAGAACGGTTCCCATGTCCACGATCAGGTCAGTGACGGACACAGTGCCGCCAGCGCCGTCACGGGTGACAACCAACGGATCGGCAGTAGTACCAAGATTGAAAGTACCAGACTGCTTACCTGCGTTCGCACCAGCGTTGAATGTATCAGCACTGGCCGCGATGTTCGGCAGCACACGGGTATCAATCTTGATCTTCATACGCTCGGAAGCGTCTTTGGACCACTGATCCATCAGGTTAATGTCAGACTGCACCTTGTCAACGTCATCTTCGACACAGGCAAAGTACTCGCCCTTGTCGATCAGAAGCTGAATCTTCGGCTTGTCGGGGTTCTCCACGGTCAGGGTCTGACCCTTCGTGTAATCGCGGATCGTAATCTCAGGGGTCTGACGGATGTTGACCGTATCGCCGTAAGACTTGATCTCGCCTTCGTAGTCAGTGTTGGACACCTGAGACAGAACGGTAGCATCGTAGAAATTCTCGATGAGTTTTCCGCTCCAAATCTCAGGAATGAAGTTGCCCGAATAGTTCGGGCGGCCTTGTGAGACTGGATAAACCATGGTCGTTCTCCTTTAATCAACCATTTGCAGCGATGCGACCTTGCTGTTGTGCAGCGAAGATGTCGCGCTCAATCCGATTACGTTCTTCCTCGCGGCCTTTGTACTTACCCATGCTGACATCCTTAAAGAACTGCTGGATATCCTGCGGCGTGTACGTCCGCCCTTCGGAAGTCGTTGGAGTCGGGGCAGAGCGGGCCTTGCCCGGTTGAATCTGCTTTTCCAACTCCTCTTTAGAAGAATTTTTGGTCTTCTGCTGCTCCCCGTGAGACTGGTTAAGCTGCTTCCACGTATTGAAGAATGAAACCACGCGACGAGAATCGAACTGGCTTTGGGCCTGCTCAAGCATATCCTGCCGGGTCGTGCCTGAAAGGGGGTCATACTCCAACAACCAAGTATGAAAATCCTGATTGTTATTGACTTCCCGCCAATCGGGTACTTCCCGTTCAAGGTCTGACCAGAACCGTTCCTGCGTCGTCTGCTGCTGATGCTTGGCAACATTTTCAACTTGCGGAACGACGTTGGTCTGAAGCTGCTTGATGGTGTCTTGCAGATGTGCAATCTTGTCAAGGTACGGCTGGGTTTCCTGCCGCGCCAACCGACGGAACAAGTCCACGGTATCTGCGCCATACTCCTCAACCTCGTCGTCGGAAACCAGCGGCTTGGTTGGTGCAGGTTGTTCCTGCGCCTGTTCAGCCTGCGACTGCATGGTAGCCATAAGCTGCTCCATCTGCTGCAACCGCCCGGCCATCTGCCGATTTTCATTACGAAGCCGGGGAATCTCCCGGTTGTACATACCCTGTAGAGTGCGGTACTTCTGCTTGTAACCTTCGCCTTCTACCTCGTCGGGTGAAACTTCTATAGGTGGTGCCTTCTCCTTGTCTTCGTCGGGAACAACTTCGGCAGATTTAGAAACTTCTTTATCGTCGTCAGTAGTCTGCTCTGAGTTATCAACACCTACATTCCCTTCCTCATTAGAGGCTTCGGGATCGCTGTTTAACTCTGCGTACAACTTCTGTACTTCTTCACTCTGCTTCTTGATCTGCTCTGGAAGTGCCATAACAAAACGCTCCTATCGGTGTGCGTTGATTAAAGGCTGCGGTTAAATTTTCCGCTGTGCCACGATTTCAGGGGCCTGTTCAATGAGCTTGGTTAGCTCCATCAACACTTGGGCGCGCCCCTGTTGGACGCCGGTGTTGTTCAAAGCGTGAGGCAGTTTCTCCATTTCCGCGTTCTTCCAGTCGGTAAACCACCGCTTGAACTCGGGATGTTGTCGGGAAACTACCGCAACAACTTTGACAAATTCATCAGTAGCTTTGATCATACACCACCTCAAACAAGATTACTAGCGGTTCCGCCCTGCTGCTGTCCGTCTTCTTCCAGCATTTCAGGGTTTTCCTGACCCATCATCTGCTGTTGTAGCATCATGATCCGGTCGTCGAACCGCATCCGCTCCGTGGAGGGTACGATTTCTTCCGTCGGCATCTGTAGCCCCTTGGCCACTTCCCGCAGGATAGATGCCCGTCCTTCTTTTCCAACAATCTCTGCATCAATCGGGTTTGCTGTCGCTTGCAGGAACTCAATTCGGCGGACGTTGACAGTCTCTTTTACCGCCAGATTCGCCGCACCACGGGCAACAACTTCTGCATCACCCTTGATCGACTCGTCATCGTCGTAGCGCATATTGAACGTGAACTGTCGCTGCACAACCGGCTTGATGATGTCAGCGTCGATGTGACTGATTACCTGTCGGATTCCTTTACCTGCTGCACCCATGAGCATCGACAACCCAGACGATGTGCGGCCTGCGCCCTGAACGTCCATGTCGCCATAAATATAGGCAGGGATTCCAGAGTGGTCGTCTGCCAGCCTGCTGAACTTCTCATAAACTGCCATGAGTACATCGGCGTTACTCTCAGGCTGTCCGAATCGTACAGCGGGGGCAGATGATCCCATTGGATCATTGAGCGTTTGCCATATTTTCCACGGGTGCATCTGCGTAATTTCTTCGTTCGCGGGTATGCGGTCAACATTCACCTCCACCTGTGGTCCTGAAGCAATGCCCATGTTGTTTACCAAGGAACGGGCTGCTGCGTTGGCCACGGACTGCACATCCTCAATAACTTCAGGGATACCCTTACCCCAAAACGCTCCCGGCACACGCAGGAAGGAAGTCTTGGCGTAAGGTTTCTCACCAAGCGGATCATAGTTAAGAACCGCCTTGATAATGTACCGCCCAATCATCCAGACACAAGCATCATACTCACGGGTAGGGTCTTCGACCTCATCAGGGGCCATGCCCCACTCAAGCAGCATAGAGCCGGGAATCTTGCCCCAAAACTCCAGCGCATCGTAGATTTCAGTCGGCCTGTTGTGGGTGTGGTACTTGCTCTCCAGATGATCCTTCTGGAACTGAATGTCCAGATTCACCCACGTTTCGTGCGAACCACGGGCCAGAATCTCTCGGATTGCAGTCTCGTCATAGTTCGGCACGCCGATCAGATCGGCCAGCTCCATCCGCGTCAGCGGGTGGTAATGGAACAGGTAGCCTTCGTCGGGGTTGGTGATTCCCGGCTCGGGGAAAATGTGAAACGGGTCTACCCGCTCAAACTCCGGTGCCAACCGCTCAGACGGGTTGGCCACCGTGCGGCCCATATCGTCCTGACCCCACTCAAGGTGGCGCTGCCGACGGATAATCGGGCCTTTGATAAACGCCGCAGGGAATGTCACCAGATCAGTAATGAAGTCATTAAACGCATGGTTCCACCCGCCTTGGGTGAACTGGTCCTTGATCTTCATCTCCATCCGATCAGCACGGTTCTGTGCCTCCCGCATGACTTTGAAGCGGTATTCCTGCGAGACGATCTCCTTGATCTCAGACAACTGCTGGGGCGTCGGGGCCTGCCCTGTCATCTGAATCATTTCAGTTACTTTCTGCCCGAAAATTTCTTTAATTTCCTCATGAACTTCGGGCGGTAAGTCAGGGATCGGAGTGTGGACAATATCCCAAGGGGGTGAGCCTTCGTCCATCAGGGTGTCACGCAACCAGCTTTCAGCAGCGCGGCACTTAACTTCCGTAATACCCATAAACACCTCA